AGTAGTAGACAGGTGTCCGTGAAACAGTCCATAGATGATCTTGCATTTAACCCTAACTCTAACTTAAATCTAAAACAAACACATCACCACCACTGGTATATTAATTACTCACCCCACTCAATTTCCACATCCTGGATATATGTGTCTCTGTAGTTCTTAACTATAGCAATATCCACATTGAACACATTCGGCCTATGAGCTCGTAGTGATTCAAGTTTTGCAATGACATAATTAGCTTTCCTGATGGCTACGGGTTCACTGCCAGCGAACACCTCTACTGATATATTATCAGGATTCAAAGCAGACAATTGGCCAACCCATTCTGCTAGGAACATTGCAAACCCAACTCTATCAGTTCGGTACCACATCAATTCTTCGATCTGCAAGAGATGCGTCAGAGCTCTAAGGCCATTTGGGTCAGGTGTGCCATCGGCTTTCACTGAGAAAGCATCTTTTAATCTCAAGTACAATTTAAACATTTTATGGTACCAATGCCAGTTCTTGTTGTACGTCTCAAAGAAGCTCACTGCAGGGATTGCACGCTCACCTACTGGTATACTTGGTGTGGGTTCAAAGAAATCTTCATCATTTTGCACAGTCATCTGAAATCCAATACCTCTGTATGATAAGCATTCTAGCCATGGCATGTAGTTGTATGTATCACCTCTATTCACAACTGCATCTCTGAAGGAATCAATGTTGACAAGCTTTACCAAATCTGTCCTGTTCACAAACAGAGGAGTATTTGTTGTGACATTCATATGATCTAAAAATGGGCGATATGGTTTCAGTGTCTTTAACTCCATGTTTTGGCTTCTGTATGGAATCGGGAACTTGACCCATGTGCATGCATCAACGCTTCCCAAGAATCTAGCTTCTGTGAGTGTTGTGATCCTGGTTCCAAAGCCTCTTTGAGTTTTAATCAGCCAATCACCTTGTGGATCGTGCCTAAAGCTTTTGTATCTTAAGGAATAGGATCTACTATTACTCCTTACGTTAGCAGTCTGTAGAGATATCACCTGGATTATCCTGGCAAAATCTTTGTAAAAGGCTGTAAGAATTGGCCCTTCTACACCTAGTAGTTCTTGTCCGTCAGGGATCTCAAATTTTATGGCTGTTATAACTCTACTGCTTCCTTTCACAACCAATGCTACTCCTCGCAACTCATATATGACATGGAAATCACCGACATCAGCTGTTTGCTGAGCAACTAGCCATTCTTTTTGGACTATACTTGGGATTGATTGTCTCTTGAATGCATCATAGGGCATGCATCCACCCCAGTACAAGATAGCTGCACAAATTGATCTAGTGTATTTATCCACTAATCCATTTTGCAAAACCTCTCTCATAGGTGTGCCTTCTACATTAGTGTTACCTATGAGGATAGATAATGGTCCCCTTTGGTCACCTACACCTGCGGTTAAGTGGTCTAGTACCCAGAGCAATCCAAACAGTTCCTGTAATCTTGTCCTCTGCATTTGGATATCTCCTCTTTGTCTGTTACCCTTAAGATACATGTGTATGTTAGGCACTATACTAGTATACACAAAGTGTCTGGCATCATTCTGCCTTGAACCCATTAATGTCCAAACAAACTTTGGTCCAGATTGCATCCTACTGGGAAGTATGTACAATCTGTTACTTCCCATTTTATTTGTTACATGATGGAATACTAATGACAAGATTTTTGTTATGTTCTGCACATAGTCAGGATGATCTGTCCTTGCTAAATCAGTGATGTTATAAGCCCTGAGTACATCTGAAATAGTATCTAAGTCACTTTGAACAGCTTCATCTAAATACAGGACATCAGAGTCATTATTAAACTCAGCTGGAAAGAAATATTTCTTAATAACCAGACTAGGAGGATTTTGCACTACTTTTTGACGGAAGCCTGATGGTTCCTGGACAATGAATCTTGATTTCTTGGGGATCTCACTTGTCACTTTGGCTGAATTTTTAGTGGTCAGGTAGTCAATAACTTGCTGGTTAGATAAGAGCATAGTTGACATGATAGCCCTTATTTTGTCAGTGGTCAATGTCACACTATCAGCTTTGGCCTTTAAATATCCTAATGCTTCATTCAAAGTTAATTTTTCTGATTCATCTGTAGCATCCAAAACAGGCATGAATGGATCATGTTGCTCCAGAGCCTTCTTAGGGACTACTTTCGTTCTCCTGTTTAATATCTTTAACAGGAAACCATGCGAGCTATGGGGTGTGAATAGTGCTTGTCTATACTTCAGTTCAGTCATTTTGTAAAGATTGTAGTCAGCATATTCATATGGGTAAACAGGTTTTGATATACTCCACATAGGATGCTGTGCTCTCAATGTTTGAATTATTCCTGCCAATCCGCCATCCCTGGATAAATATGAATACTTGGCAGATGCTAGATACTTGTTTGTTTCTTTAACTTGAGAGATATTCATAGGGATTAGAGCTGTATTGAAGAACCTATCTTTGACCCCATAGGTCCCAACCTGAGTAATGTCAGCTTCTCTATAACCCTCTAGTGAGATTGACAATATCTTCAAGAATTCCATATCTATAGGACTTATCCTGTCTGCAATTATAGAATTGATCATTCTGGGGATCTCTATGAATGGTACTGCACAAGATTTCAAGATTTCAAATACTCTGCTATAATCATATGCAGCTCCACCAAGAATGCAAGAATCAGTGATATCACTACCTATGGAACCTGTCACACAAGTTGGGAGCTGGTGGAACCCATTTTGGAAATACTGTCCAACATCATTTACCATACCAGGTAGCATAGCATTCAAATGGGCAATTCTGTAAGGTAATAAACACTGGGCCAAATACACAAGACTTGGTGGTGCTCCCTCAGCAGTAGCCTGTGTTAGTGGGCCTAGACCAGACGCCATATCTTGTGTTATGTTACCAAATGGTAGTTCTATGAATATAGGTAACAGACTCCTCATATAGTTTGTATGATACTCTGAATTGACAAACAATTTTGACAAGAACTCAACAATATCTTTTGAGATGAATGTTTTCTTATCATTATATTTGATGCTGAAGGCCTTCCCTGTTGTAACCATCAGATCAAATGTGCAATTCGCCACTTTTTCTAAACTGATATCCTCTGGGAGTTCAAAACAAAAGCTTAATAATGAATCATCTGAGTGCACAGCGCTGTTCAAAGGGTAGTGTGTGGTGGGAATATTGCCATTAACTTCAGCCATAGCATCATTGAAGTGCACTAAACAATCATCTATAGTTTCGTGCATTATGGCATGTACAAGGCTTGACATGTAATTGAAGTTACCTTGTAGCCAGTTTTGAGTAACTTTCACAGAGTTCTTTGTGAATCCATCTGTCATCCTCCAGAAGACATTATCATCGCCTAGTTCCTTATCGATGATAGTCTCAAGGACACTATCCTTCAGGACAACAACTTTCATCCTGTAGTTGAGTAGATGGAAGATCAATTTCCATTTTTCCTGTGGGAGCAAACAAGGTAATGTTGCTACAAATAGCATGAATTTATCAGAGTAATCCCTTGCTGACCATTTGCTTGCATCAGCAGAGATGTTCAATTTCATGAATTGCATTCCATTAGTCTCTCTATCACTAAATTCTTGCTGGTTCCTCATAGATTGGATGAGTAGACTTTTAATCTTTTGGGTTTTCCTATCTCCAGGTAGACTGATGCACTCACGTTGGTTTTCAACACACAGTTGTTTCATTAAACTCTCTATTAAGTACAATGAGCATTTTGTCACAATGTCTACCATGTAAATCTCTCTGTCATCACCTGTCCTTTGCTGCTTAGGGAAGACAGTAACGCAAGGTGTCAGTTCCAATCCGTGGTCTGTAATCTCTATGACAGACCTAGGATTTACTATTTCCATATCTGGATTCAAACCTGAGGATAACCTTTCCATTTCATCAAACACCCTACTAGATCTAACTTGGTGCCAGAGCTCTTTGTTTCTCAACTCTAATGGCACTTGACCTGTTTTGCGATCCAAGACCCTACCATTGATTCTTCTGTACCTGGGATATGTCCTCTTGAATATATCTGGATCCATTTCAAGTAGTGTTTCTTCATCAATTGTTTTAACCCTTTTCTCTGCTTCAGTCAACTTGTGGACTACAGATTTTGTAGATGTCAGTGTTGGTATTTGTGTCCATGTCCTATCAATTTTCATCTTAGTGAAACATCTATTACGTGCTTCAATGCTTGAACTACCTCTAGTATCCCAATACTTTATGAATGAAGCCAACATCAATCTTTTGTCCACATCAGGCCTCATCCCACCCTGAATGTTTAGCTCTTCCTGAAACTCTAAAGGGACTTTATAGAGTTTTAGTAGGTTATGGACTTGATTATGTAGTCCTTTAGAGGTCACATACCAAGCTAGAACATAATCTTGAATCACTGCCTGTACATTAGGTAGTTGTAATTCAGGAATGACCACACTGGGAATAACTAACCCCTCAATTCCAGCTTCAATAACATCTTCAGCTTCTACCACGATGGGCTGATTCCTACCCTCTCTAAAATTCTGTCGCAGGAATTTGATCTGTGTCATGAAATGTTTATACAAGAACATAGTGAAACTATTCTTAGGCGTGATATCCAATTTCTCACTAATGTATCCAGACACATTAGAAACATCGGCTAACACATCTTGCACAATGTATTTCATCTTATCAACCAGGTTGGTGAATGGTAGTGTGCATTGTTGAACTAAGAAGAATGAGACACCTATGATATTATTTTTCAGGAATAGTGGGATGTTCTCAAACTTATCATATGTGTCTAGTGCGGTGAGGATGTAGTGCAGTGCTACTAATTGAAATCTAGTGTGTGCACATGTCAAGACTCCTACTCTTGTTGGGTCGAGTCTCACTGGTTTTGTAATAACCAAAGCATAGATACTCCTTGGTATCTTGATGTATGCATCTATCAATCCACAATCAACAGGCACCTTATCATCAGAGAGTATGTGGATGCTGTTATAACACATGCTTGATTCTTGAGAGGTTAGTGATTTCCCGGGATACACAATGTGCATACTAGTATTACTCTTTCCCAGAATGAACCCAATTTCATTGTTTTTTAACAAACCTGCAACAGCCAACATGTTTGGTAATCTGTCTTCTTGATCTGACAACCAGGAAAATGCATAAGTTTCCCGCATCCACTTTAAGAACTTAATTGCTTCTGGGTTCTTCTTTTCCATTTCTCTATCATCCATGTACATGTGCGACACATCATTGGCTAAATAAACTTTTTCATTCAGCAGGGGTAGCTGATCATGTATTAAGTTACTGTGTTCTTCTAGAATTCCTGCATCTGTGTAGTCTAGACATTCAGGTTTTTCTTGTGTATAGTACCTGCTGTCTCTCGCAGATCTCTTCACATAATCTACTCCCACTTTTGCATTCCTAAAGAGTTTGTTCCTGATCTCACCATCAGATAGCTTCAGAACTTGCCTAGCTCTGAAACTAAATCCCTCTTGGTTTACTGGAATATCACCTGTCTCATATAACTCTGCATCACTTATGTGTACATTCTTAAGAACATCAATCAATGGATGCTGGCTTCTGCAATTCTGAGCAAATTGTGCAAATTTAGCAATTCTTGCATAATTGCCATTAGGTAAACCATGATGACCTCTTGTGGAATAATAAAAACAACTTGGTTTCGCTTGGGTTACAAATGACTTAGATGGAGCTGTATTTGTATGCATGTCTCTTATGGCATTAGTAACCTCATCAGCAGTGCCTTGTGTCATAATATGGGGAATTGAGCCCTCTGTTAACAGTTTGTGTTTCATGCTATAACCCTTTGCCATTGTTGATCTCCTATAATAATCAGATAACTCATTCCTGTCTGCTTGTGTAAGATTACCTGTGATACACCTCTTCATCAATTTGGCAATAGGCACACCCATAGCTTCTTTGACACCTTGCCATTCAGGGTGCAATAGGCACTTATACATCCAATCATCTCTTTCTGTAAAACTGCCTTTAAAGTTAACAGCTGCATCATGCTGGGCAGCTAAGAATGTCTGATTTCCTTGCCATCGTGCTTGGATCCTTTGGATTATCTGATTCACTTCATCACTGAATGCAATTAAGTCTTCTGAGACAGGGATTGCAGGGAAAACATCAGCATTTGGATATGTTGTAATGGTATGGTGATATGGGTGGAAATTGACAGTATTAACACTCAGATTAATACCATAGCGATTTGTGATCACTTCAAATACTTCTCTGTACTTCCGAACTGTATCATCTTGGAGTTCCAGATTGGTCACAGTCTTCACATCTATGATATATAAAGAACCATCATATATCATGAACCCATCTGGTGTTTTAGAAGGGATGTTCAAATTTGGATCAGGTTCAACATTGAGGGCATCTGTGACACATTTATGTATATACTCTGCTGGAATGTCACCTGTGGAATCTACACCAAAATCAATGTCTGTATTTTGACTATTTAGATATGAGATGAACCCATTGTGTCTCTCTATCCTAAGGTCTTTCACCATTCCTCCTGCATCTACAGCAGGTACCTCATCGGTAAAAGCAGCACTTACTTGACGTATTTTTAGCCTGTGTGGCCTAGCCCAATCCATGTTATGTAGATAGACAATTCTATAGAAGGTTCCAGATTTCGTTTTAATGACACCTGTATACTACT